CCTTGGCGTCCCCCATCTATGTTGGATACGCCTCCAGCGCCTGAAGGATATACCTACAGGTGGATAAGAGCTGAACTCGTTGGTGAAGAAGATAGAAAGAATGTTATGTCTAGGATGCGTGAGGGTTTTGAACTCGTACGTTCCGAAGAGATAGGAGATTTCGAGCTTCCAACTATGGACGACGGAAGGCATGCTGGAGTAGTAGCCGTGGGTGGTTTGCTGTTGGCGAAGATTCCAAATGAAACACGTGATGAAAGAAACGCCTATTTCACTGACCGTGCACAATTGCAACAAGATGCAGTTGATAATGATTTGATGAAGGAATCCGATCCTAGTTCTCCGATGTTAAAACCTCAGAGATCTACAAGCGTAACTTTTGGTGGTGGAAACAGAGATTAATCTGATTTCATCAAAATAAAACTTTTTTAAAAAGGTAAATATTATGGCGAATGTAAATGCACCTTTCGGTTTAAAACCCATTGGAAAGTTAGGCTCTTCTGTAAATTCTACAGGTACAACTGAGTATGACATTCTGACAGGAACAACTGGAACTATTTATACAGGCGACCCAGTGAAAATGGTCAACACAGGCGGCATTGCCGTTGCTGCTGCTGGCGATTTATTACTAGGAGTCTTTCAAGGATGTCACTTTACAAACTCAAGTGGAGAAAAGATTTTTTCACCTGTGTGGACTACATTGACAGCAACCAGCGACTGTAAAGCAGCCGTTGTCGACGACCCAGATGTCTTATTTGAAGTACAGTCCGCTGCTACAGGTAGCGTTACTCAAACCGATATCGGTTTGAATGGCGATCTTGTTTATGCTGCTGGATCTTCAATAACAGGCGTTTCAGGAGTTGAAATTAGTGGCACTATGGCTACTGGTACAGCTCAACTGAGAATTATGGGTATATCAAACGATCCTTCTAACAATGCGTTAGGAACTGGATCTCTATCAACCAATGTTAACTTTATCGTCAGAATTGCCGAGCATTTTAACAGAACTGCTGCGGGAGTATAATAATGGCTATAAATAGAGCGCAATTAGCGAAAGAATTAGAACCAGGATTAAACGCCTTGTTCGGTATGGAATATGATAGGTATGATAATCAACATACTGAGATATATGAAACTGAATCATCAGACAGAGCGTTTGAAGAAGAAGTAATGATCGTTGGCTTTGGTAACGCATCAGTAAAAGGTGAAGGTAACGCTGTCTCGTATGACAATGCTACTGAAGGCTTTACTGCACGTTATGCACACGAAACAGTTGCTTTAGCTTTCTCTCTAACTGAAGAAGCGGTTGAAGATAACTTGTATGATAGACTTGGTTCAAGGTATACAAAAGCCTTGGCTAGATCTATGGCGAATACAAAGCAAATTAAGGCAGCTTCTGTTCTTAATAACGCTTTTAGTAGCAGCTTTACTGGTGGCGATGGCGTTGCTTTAGTATCAAACTCTCACCCTCTAGGTGGCGGTGGTACTGCAAGTAACAGACCAACAGCTTATGCTGACTTGAATGAGACTTCATTAGAAGATGCTCTTATTAATATCTCAACTTTAGTTGACGATAGAAATTTGACAATTGCTCTACAAGGCAGAAAGCTTATTGTTCCACCAGCATTACAATTTGTTGCTGACAGATTACTACAAAGCCCAGGCAGAGTAGGAACTTCTGACAATGACATTAATGCTATGAAAAATATGGGTATGGTCCCTGAAGGATATGTTGTTAACAACTATCTAACAGATACCGATGCTTGGTTCCTCAAGACAGATTGTCCTGATGGATTCAAACATTTTGAAAGAAGCCCTATGCAAACATCACTAGAAGGTGATTTCGATACTGGTAACATGCGTTACAAAGCTAGAGAAAGATATTCCTTCGGTTACTCCAATTGGAGAGCTGTGTTCGCATCACAAGGAGCATAATCTTAATTGATTGTCTTAAGGGAGCTTCGGCTCCCTTTTTTTTTGGATCAAACTAATATACAATTAAACAACTAGGATTATTAACTTGTTCTATCGACTGACCTAGCAGACAAGCCGAGACAATAGAACTTATTTCCCAGGAGGAAATTATGGCGAATTCAACATTCAGTGGGCCAATTAGGTCTGAAAATGGTTTTGAACAAATTACAGTAGACACATCAACTGGAGCAGCAACAACTAATCTAGATATTTCATCAGCAGGTGCAATCTCTACTTCAAGCACAATCACTGCAAAAAAAGTAATTGATACAACTTTTAACGCATCTGCAGCAGCAACAGGAACTTTAACAGCAGCTCAATCAGGAACTTTGTTTTTAATTGACGGCACAAATAATAACGTAATCACTTTACCTACGGTATCTACTGACAATGTAGGAGTTCATTACGAATTTCTATTAACTGTAGCTGTAGCTAGTGGTAAAACTACTACTATTGTACTTCCAGGTTCTGCCGTATCAGCATTTCAAGGGATGCTTTCTTTGGTTGCAGGAACAGCAGCTAACGCAGTAAGTGATGTAGCAGGAGATACTTTAACATTAGTAGCAGCAACAGTTTTAAATGCTAGAGTTTCTATGACTTGTGTTTCAGATGATGGAACAAACTCTAAGTGGATGACTACTGCTCTTTCAACTCCAATCGCTACAATAGCTTAATAGGAGTAAATTATGGCAGGTAGATTAACTGGCTCAGACGTACAGGGTAGGTTTATAATTGCTGATGCTCAAGCTTTAGATGCAGATGGTATTTCAACAGCAGCAGCAGTTGGAAATAATGCAGCACTTACTATAGGTGGCGCGTTAGCTGACGGCGGCTCTGTTACCAATGTTGGCGGAAGGATTGTAACAATTCTTTCTGCTGGCAACGATGCAGCTAAATCGTTTACTGTTGTTGGAACTGATGTAAATGGAGATGCTCAAACAGAATCCATTACAGGCGCCAATGCAGGTACAGCTACTGGTTCTAAATATTTTAGAACAATAACCTCAATAACAGCTGTTGGTAATCCAGCAGGTAATGTTAGTGCAGGTGTAAATTCAGCAGTTGCAGATTTTGTTTTTGCAGGAAGAACTAGGCTACAAGGAATAAACATGGTTTGTTCTGGAACAGCAGGAAACGTTAGTTTTGTAAACACTTCAGAATCAGGTGCAACTCTTTTTAAACTAGGATCTGTTGCATCTGCTACAGTAACTAGAGATATTACTATTCCTGATAGCGGCATTTTATTTAATGGCGGTTTGTATATTAACTATACAACTGGAACTTTTGGTTCTATGACTGCTTTTTATGCCTAATGGCAGAGTGGAAAGGCAAGACAGTAACACTTAACAGACCTAGAGCTATCTCCAAAGGTAGTCCTGGGTATGGTAAAAAACGTAAAGAAGTTTTTGTTAAAGGTTGTAGTAGCGAAAGCAGTAGAGTTAAAAGGATTACTTTTGGCGATAAAAAAATGGGGATGCACAAAGACAGCGCATCCAGAAAAAAAAGTTATTGCGCCAGAAGTGGTGGAATAAAAAGCGACAGATGTAGTGCAAACTACTGGGCGCGCAGAGATTGGAGTTGCTAATGGCAAAAACAGGATTATACGCAAATATAAAAGCAAAAAAAGATAGGATTGCTAAAGGTTCAGGAGAAAAAATGAGAAAACCTGGGACTCCAGGCGCTCCTACCGCAAAAAATTTTAGAGATGCTGCTAAAACAGCAAAACCTAGAACTAAAATGGTTTCTGGTGGCCCAGCAAATAAACCAAAAATAGCTAAAGGATGTGGGGCTGTAATGTCACATAAACGTAAGACAACTAAATTTTCTTAAGGAGATAAATAATGTTTAAAAAAACTAAAGGCTACAGTAGTGGCGGCAAAATGAAATCCAAGGGCATGAAAAATGGCGGACTTATGAAGTCTAAAGGCATGAAAAATGGCGGCGCTATGAAATCTAAGGGTATGAAAAATGGTGGCGTTATGAAGTCTAAAGGCTACAAAAAAGGCGGTAAAGTAGGAAAAGCTTAAAATGGCTTATTTACAAAGCAATATCCCTCATTTTAAATGCTGGGTTAGAAAAGAATACACACATAATCACGAAAAATATCATGGT